ACGGAATACTACTCAGGCAAGAAGTTCGGCAACGAGGAAACGGGCCGCTCCCAAGTCGTCTTGACCGACGTGCGGGATACCGTCCTCGCCATGCTGCCGAGCCTCATGCGCATCTACTTCCCGACCTCCGGCCATGTGATCGAGTACACCGCCCGACCCAAGACCATGGACGCGATCCAGCTCGCCGTCGAGCAAGCCGCCCAGGCGACCGATTACGTCAACGAAATCGTGCTCGATGCCGACAACAACGGCCCCGTGGAAGGCTACGCCTGCTTCAAGGACGCCCTGGTTCGCAAACTCGGGATTATCAAGTACTGGTGGGAAGATGCCTCCACCTACAAAGACTACACGGCCCAGCATCTCGACGTACTCCAGTACGAACGCTTCGTCGCGGACCCCGACGTAGAAGTCACCAAGCATTCGGAGCGGGTAGATGAGCAGAAGATTCCGCGCCACGACATCGAGTACAAACACTGGCGCCGGGAAGGCTTTGCCCGGATTGCCTGCGTTCCGCCCGAAGAACTGTTGATCTGTCGGGATGCCCGCAGTCGGGATGACGCCCTGTTCTTAGCGCACCGGACGGAAAAAAGCACCGCCGAACTCATCGCGATGGGGGTGCCCGAGGAAGAAATCGACGAATTCGGTGGCCCATCGACCGAAGTCCGTCAGTCTATCGAAGAAATCGCCCGTCGAGGAGGTATCTCCCACGTCGAGAAATCCGCCACCGAAGGCGAGGTGAAAAACCTCTGGATTGAGGCGTGGCCGATCATCGACGGGCAACTCATGCTGGTCCGCTGCTTAGGCCCCGGCTGTCATATCGTCGGAGAGCCGGAACCGCTGGACGAACGGCCGGTCGCATTGTTCTGCCCCGATCCTGAACCGCACGTCCTGATCGGCCAGTCGATCGCCGATCGCGTCATGGATCTCCAGCTCATGAAGTCGAGCGTGCTCCGGGCCTCCGCCGATGGCTTAGCGGCGTCGATCTTCCCCAGACGCTATTTCATGGAAGGCGTCCTCGATCAGCAGGCGATGAACTCGACCGCCATCGGCCAAGACGTAGCGGTCCGGGATGGGATTCAGCCCGCCACCGCCGTCTACATCGAAAACGTCGAATGGAAAGGCCAAGAAGCCTTAGCCATGCTCGGGTATCTCGATCAGGTCAAGCAGCAACGGATTGGGCCCTTGCCGGCGACGCTCGACCCCGATGCTTTGCAATCCACTCCCGAGATTGGCGTCAAAGCGACCGTCCAAGCGGCCTCTGAGCAGCTCGAATTGGTAGCCCGGTTATTCGCCACGGGCATGAAACAACTCGGCAAGGGTCTCTTGAAGCTCTTGGTCGAACACCAACCCCGAGCCAGAATCGCCCGGCTCCGCAATCAGTACATCGAAGTCGATCCCAAGGCCTGGGATGCGGATATGGACGTATCCGTGAACGTCGCGGTGGGGACGCAGGAAAAGCTCGGGGTGTTAGCCGCCACGGCAATGGATCAGAAGGAAATCCTTGGCGCCTTGGGGCCGGCGAACCCGCTGGTAGGACTCGGCCAGTATCGCCATACCCGGGCGACCATGCTCGAACTGCAAGGCATCAAGGATACCGCGAAGTTCTACAATCCGCTGCCGCCCGAGTGGCAACCGCCGCCCCAACCGCAAGCCCCGGACCCGAATCTGCTCTTAGCGCAAGCGGAGATGCAGAAAGCGCAGACGGGCCTCGCGAAAGCACAGGCCGAGTTTGAGGTGGAGAAGGTGAAAGCCGCGCAGCAGATGGCCGACTTACAAGCCCAACTCCAAAGCAAAGCCGCCGAATTGGCGATGAAGCGCGAAGAAATCCACCTGGTCGATGAGCGGGAGCGCGATAAGGCGGAAGCCCAAATCGCCGTCCAGATGGCCGAGATCAACGCGAAGTACGGCACGCAACTGCGGGTGACCGAAGGCGAAGCGCAGCTCGAACGGGAGAAAATGGCGAGTCAGGAAAAGATCGCCGCGACCAAGGGCAATGGCGAGAAGCCCAAAAAGAAGCGCATGAAACTCAGCCGGAGTGATGGCCGCAACATGGACGTTGAAATCACGGAGGGCGAATGAACGATCCCGCAGTGAAAACCATCATCGAGGGGGAGGGAATCGTGACACCTCCGCCCGAACCCGAACGCATCGAGGACGACGATGGCGCTTAATCCGCATTACCTGCAAGCGAATCGCAACACGTTCCTGGATGCGATCACGTCGAGCATCGGGGCGTCGGGATTCCTCCGCATCTATGACGGCACCCAACCGACCAACGTCGCGACCGCGTTAGGCGCCCAGGTCAAGCTCGCGGAATTGGCCCTGTCGGCCACCTTTGCGCCGGCCGCCTCCGCCGGCGTCTTGACCGCGAGTGCGATCACCGCCGACGCCTCCGCTGATGCCACGGGTACGGCGAGTTGGGGCACGCTCACGACCTCCGGGGGCACGCGGATTGTGGATTTCTCCGTCGGCACCTCGGGCGCCGATCTGAACTTGAACTCTGTCGCAATCACCGTCGGGGCCAATGTCGCCGTGACGAGCCTCACGATCACCTTCGCGGCATGAGCGCCCAAGGTCACGGCACCGTCGATTTTGGCGCCGCCCCGGGTACGGGGGGGACGGGGGTCACCCTGCACGTCGGCAGCCAGGGAGGGATTCTCACCTCCTCCGATGTGGAAGTCTGGCTCCGCTGTGAGGATTCCGCTGACCACTCGGCCGATGAGCATTTCATCGAGAATATCCGCGTGCGGGCGGGCAAGATCATCGCGGCCGACGGGTTCGATGTCGTCCCTGAGTGCCTGCTCGGCTCGACCTGGGGCGTGTGGAATTATTCCTGGGTGTGGAACTGATGGTCTGGCTCTACCAAGACGCCTTCAATCGCGCCAACGAGACCCCCTTGGCGGGCCAGTGGGTCACGAGTCCATCCCTCGGCGCGTTCAACCTCGCGAGCAATGTCGTGCAAGCCGCCTCGTTCGCCGCCGATAGCGGGGCGCAGCTCGTCGCCACCGTCTTGTCCTGGCCCAACGATCAGTGGTGTCGATCGATTGTGACGGCGACGGGAACGGTGGGGGGGGCATCGGGTGTCGGCCTACGTCTGCGCTCCGATGCCGTGGCCAACACGTTCTATCGAGCCACGATGGATCACGCCGCGGCCAGTAACGTCAATATCGGCAAGGTCATCGCGGGGACATATACCAGTCTCGGCACCGCGACCTTGGCCTGGTCCGATGGGGCCATGATGGAGTTCCAAGTCCAGGGCCAAACCGTGAGTCTGCTGGTCAACGGGACACGCATCCTGACCGCGAACGATACGGCCATCGCCGCGGGGACGCCGGGGGTCTTTTACTCCAGTACGATCACCGCCGCGACCAATGACCAATTCGAGGCGGGGGATTTTCTCCAGCAAATCGGCGGGCTCCCCACCGCCCAACCCCCCAACCCGCCGCGCGTCGGCGCCACCGCTGTCCAGTAAGGAGCCATCATGTCCGTCAAACTGATTACCGGAACCGCCGCATCCAGTGAAGGCATCATTGATGCCAACGGGAATGTCTACACCTCGGAGGGACTCCCCGAGCATCCGGCCGCGGGCGGTTACTACACCTGTTGCGGTGGCCCTACAGCCGTCGTCGCGGCGGCCCTGGCCACCGATACCAACCTCATGACCGCGCGGTTCTCGGCCGGCTCCTCGCGTCGCGCCTACGTCACGAAGTATCGATTCGTGATGACGCCCGCGACCTTGGGGGCCGCGGCGGGCGTCGCGGGACAAATCGCCCTGCAACGCTTCACGACGGCGACCCCGACTGGAGGGACGGCGCGGACGCCGAACGAACAACACGAGGCCGAAGCGACCGCGACGGACATGACGGATATCCGCGACTCGAACGCCGCGCTCACCGTGACCTCGGTGGTATTCGGAACGGAAATCGCGCGAACCGTGATCCCGCTCTTTGTCGCCAACGCGGGGGGGTTCGAGTGGATTTACGAACCCAATTACCCCACGGTCTTGACGCCCGGCGATGGCATCACGCTGCGGACGCGCGTCGCGCTCGCGGCCACCCAAACGTGGGTGTTCGCTTGGACAATGCACTGGTTCGAGAAAGGCGTGGTCGTGTAAGCGATGCCTACTCCTATTGTCCGGGCGGATCCGCCCGGGAGTCAGCGGTGCCCGAAGTGCGGGTACTCGGATTTCACGCTCAAGTGGTTGTCCGCGCTGGCGAATGTGGCCAACCCCGGCGTGGAGGCGGTCGAGTTTACGTGTAAAAGCTGCGCGTTTGTGTGGCAGGTCTTGCCGAACACGCCGAACGGCGGGTAAGGCTCGATGTCGCTCCTCCTAGCGACGGGGACGGGGGGGATTACCGGGGCAGGGGCGCTCAATGTGCTCCAACCCGCCCTCGCGGCGAGTGGTACCACCCAAGATCAACTCACGGGGACCGCGGCCCTTACGGTACCCCAACCCGTGTTCGCGGCTGCCGGGACGGTGGTCGTCAATATCACGGGCACCGCCGCGCTCGCAGTGCCCCAGCCCGTCCTCGCCGCGAGTGGCACCGTCACGGTCAGTATCACCGGCACAGGGGCGTTGGCGGTTACACAGCCGGCGCTGGCGGCGTCGGGTACCGTGGTCGTCAACATCACCGGGACGGGGGCCCTCACCGTTCCCGCGCCGACATTCTCGGCCGTAGGCACGGGCCCCGCCTCTGGGACGGGTGGCCGCCCGCGCCGCACGGTGCACGAGTATCCACCACGCCGCGCCCGCCGGGTGCCGGTGGACGAATTGCCGATGCCCGTGGAGATGCGGGAAGGCGCAGCAGTCCTGGCGGTCAAGCTCCCCACGTTCCGCGCCCGGGGATTTGTTGAACAACCAGGCGAATCGGCGGCGGATGATCGATTCGTGATGGCACTGACGTTGGAGGATCCCGATGTGGAACTGGCTCTTACCCTGGCGGACACATGGCTGAAATAGACATCGACGAAGGGGTATCGGCAGAAGCCCAAGCCTACGCGGCGAAAGAAGTTCAGCATCTCCTGGCCCATGAGGGACTAAAGCAGGCCTTCAAGCGCACGGAAGAGCGCATCATGCGCCAGTGGAAAGCGGCTCAAGATCCCCTGTCCCGGGAGATGTGCTGGCACAAACTGCAAGCGTTTGGCGAACTGGTGACCGAGCTCCGGGCGTTTGGAGATCGGCGCCCACACTTGACGACTGAATAGGAGGGACTATCGTGCCTACAACACCTGGGATACCGAGTCAGTCACTCGACCCCAAGCAGGCTGTGGAAAAGTTCGCCGGACTCATTACCGAGACGGACACGTCTCCAGACAGTGAGTCTCCCGAACCGAGTCCGCAACCGGCCGCACCTTCCACGGACGCGCCTCCACCCGAGCAGGACTCGGACACGGAGTCCCCGCCTCCCGACGAAACCGCCGCTGACGAACTCTATGAGGTCAAAGTGGACGGGTCTCCCGTCCGCGTCGATCTCGATGAGCTCAAAGCCGGCTACTCCCGCCAAGAAGATTATTCGAGGAAGGCTCGAGCGCTGGCTGATGAGCGGCGGACGTTCGAGACCGAATCTCAGAGCGTCCAGCAAGACCGCGACCGCTACGCGCAAGGCCTCAAGCAGTTAACCGATGCCTTGCAGTCGATTCAGGGCGAGCCGGACTGGGACCAACTCCACAAAGAGTTACCCGCCGACGAATTCCTGAAGCGCAAAGCCGACTGGGAAGTCTCGCAATCGAATCTCGAACGACTCCAGCGGCACCAGCAAGAAGAAGCGCGCACCGCCGATGACGCCCGGCAAGCCCAGTGGCAGAAGTATCTGCGGGTCGAGCAAGACAAGCTGAAAGCCGCCATTCCCGAATGGGAGGATACGGCCAAAGCGAAGGCGGAGTGGGAAAAGCTGACCGCGGTTGCGAAACAGTATGGGTTTCCGGAGAACGAATTCAACATGGTTACGGACCACCGTGCGATTCTGATTCTCCGGGATGCGATGAAGTATCGCGAGCTGCACCGGGAGCCTTCTCCCCAAGCCCGTGCGAAGGTTTCACAAATTCGCACCGCGAAGCCTGGGACGCCCGACCGCCCGCGCCCCAACGAGAAAGCACAAAAACTCGTCGAGCGGGCTGCCAAATCGGGTCGTGGTCGGGATGCGGCAGATGCCATCCTGGAAATGCTCCCTGACTAACCCCCGCCGGCTCCTCGCCCGACTCACCGGGATAGGAGCCATTGTGGCCATCATAGCGAATACGACAACCGTCTTTGACATCAAGGGTGTCCGAGAAGAGTTGTCGAACATCATCTACAACATCTCGCCCGAAGATACGCCCTTCATGTCCAACTGCGGGCGCGAATCGGTCGAAAACACGCTGTACGAATGGCAGCGGGATGTCCTCGCCGCTGCGGTCAGCACCAACATCCACGTCCAGGGCGATGACGTAACCACGTTCGATGCCGTAGTGGCGTCGGTCCGCATGGGCAACCGCACCCAAATCCCCTACAAAGCCTTGGTCATCGCGGATACGGTGGAAGCCGTGTCCAAGGCGGGACGCAAGGCCGAGCTGGCCTATCAGATCGCCAAGCGGTCCGCCGAGATCAAGCGCGATATCGAGAAGAACGCGCTCGACAACATCGGGGCGGTCGCGGGTGGTTCGGCGACGGCTCCGAAAACCGGCACGCTGGGGGCGACGATCGGCTCGATCGACGGCACCAACGTCTCGATGGGCGCCACGGGGACCAATCCCACCGATGCGTTGCTGTTCACCGATCCACGCAACGACGGCACGCAGCGCGCCTTTACGGAAGCGCTGTTCAAGACCGTGGCCGCGGGGGTGTGGACGAACGGCGGATCTCCCGACACACTAATGGTCGGGCCGTTCAACAAAGGCGTGGTCTCGGCCTTCGCCGGCATCGCGACCAAGACGTATTTCCAGGAAGCAGCTCGCCCGGCGGCCATCATCGGCGCCGCGGATGTGTACGTCGGAGAATTCGGGACCTACTCCGTCGTGCCGAATCGCTTCCAGCGCGACCGCGACGCCTGGCT